AATACCATCTATTCTCAAAGACAAATTAAATCTCGATCGTATTCAAACAAATATTCTACAAAATTACTCTGACAATAAATTTCAAAGTGATGATGTTTTTAATTATCATAAAGACTATGTACATGTTGACGATGATCAACATCTTACATGGATTATAGATTATATTCGTGATCATTATCGAGGGGAGTATATGAAAACACCTGTAATAAAACAAAGAGCAGCTTTGGTGCAAAACAAAGGACATACTATAAATACTCATCATCACATTGATGAATTTGATCTATGGAACTCGCCTGATATATCTTGTATATATACATTATCAGATAATGAAATTCCCTCAGATTTAATATTTGAGTATGACAAAGGTAGAGAAAAACATGCTAGATATAGGATTCCTCTATTTCACAATAGATTTGTTCTATTTAACTCTGAACTAAATCATTATTTAACACCAAATAAGAATGATGAACCCATAGTAAATCTTTCTTTTCAATTTCAATTATTGTAGTATCTTATCGTTATGGCAGATTTAGAACTCGATGGACCCAATAGTGCAATAAGCGTTGATACGCTTAAACCCAAGACAGCAACCACATTAACTTTAGGTGAGTCTGGAGATACAATCGCTCTAGGTTCTGGGGCGACTGCAACAGGTTTTACACCTAATGGTGTTATAGATTGGCAAACTACAGTTAAAACAGCGAGCTTTACTGCGGCTGCTGGAGAAGGTTATTTTATAAATACCAGTTCCTCAGCTATAACAGTCACTCTTCCCTCATCACCTAGTGCAGGTAATCCTATCTCAATAGTAGACTATTCAGGTAATGCAGGTACTAACAACATTACAATAAATCCTAATGGAAATAAATTTTTCAGTGGAACGAGTAATAGAATTTTAAATCAAGATCGAGCAGCAATAGCTATTGTATATGTAGATTCAACTCAAGGATGGGTTGTAGATGCTTCTTATTTAGAAGGCACAGGAATCACAGGATTACCTGGTGCTCCAACCATAGGAACGGCAACAGCTACAAGCACTACTACAGCGACTGTGGCTTTTACCGCTCCAGCTAATAATGGTGATTCCGCAATTACAAGTTATACAGCTACATCAAGTCCTGATGGTGTTACAGGAACTTTAAGTCAAGCTGGTTCTGGAACTATTACTGTATCTGGTTTAACTCAGAACACTTCTTATACTTTCACAGTTACTGCTACAAACGCACTAGGAACAGGTCCTGCTTCTGCAGCAAGTAATTCTATTACTACCCCTAATATAACATTTGTTGCAGCAACAGGAGGCACCATAACAACATCAGGTGATTTTAAAATTCATACCTTTACGTCTTCTGGAACTTTCACTGTCACAGACGCAGGTGGTGCAACTGGTTCAAACACTGTTGATTATCTCGTTATAGCTGGTGGTGGTGGTAGTGGTGGATCAGGCACTGGTGGAGCTGGAGCAGGTGGTTACCGTGAATCTTTTCCTAATCCCGCTACAGGTGGATTTCCTATTTCTGTACAAGCCTACCCAATCACAGTAGGTGGTGGTGGGTCAGGTTCTCCTCAAAATGGTTCAAATTCAATTTTTTCAACAATTACTTCCGCAGGTGGTGGTCGTGCGACAGGAACATCAGGATTTCCTGGAGGTTCTGGAGGTGGACAATGCAATCCCTCTCCATCGCCCGAACCTGGAACTGCAGGATCAGGTAATGTACCTTCCGTTAGCCCTCCTCAAGGCAATCCTGGAGGGAACTCATTTGCTGTTACCAGAGGCGGTGGCGGTGGTGGTTCTGGCGGTGCAGGTCAAAATGCAACTTCTACTACTGGAGGAATTGGTGGTGTTGGCACATCTTCTTCAATCACAGGTTCTAGTGTGGCAAGAGGTGGCGGTGGAGGAGGTGGCGCTCACTTTGATGATATTAGTCCCGGACCAGCAAGTTCAGGAGGTGGCGCTGGTGGTCAATATGCTTCTCCAGGAGCAGGAACTAATGGCACAGCTAATACTGGTGGTGGCGCTGGTGGTGGGGGTGGAAGATCAAATCTCAATGGTGGTGGACCTGCAGCAGGCGGTTCAGGCATCGTAGTCATAAGGTACAAGTTTCAATAGTTGATTTTTAACAATCCTAATATATTATAATATATAGAAGGAGTTAGAATGAATTTACAAAATCATTGGTATGTTTTTCAAGGAGCTATTCCTCCTCGTATTTGCGATGACATCATTGCTTATGGAGAACAACAATCAGAACAAACCGCATTAACGGGAGACTATGATGGTAAAGTTCCTACCGATCAAAAAGATGTCTCTAAACTTTATAAGACAAGAAATTCATCAATTGCGTGGATGAATGATCAATGGATTTATCGTGAGATTCAACCTTACATACATCAAGCAAATAAAGAAGCAGGTTGGAATTTTGATTGGCATCATTCTGAGTCTTGTCAATTTACAAAATATCGTGAGTCACAACATTATGATTGGCATCAAGATTCTTGGAATAAACCATACAATAAACCAAGAGACTTTACTGACGGTCTTATTAGAAAACTTTCTGTCACCGTGTCTTTAGCAGACGGTAGTGAGTATGAAGGTGGAGATTTAGAGTTTAATTTAAGAAATAAAAATGAAGATACCTCTATTATTCAAACTTCAAAAGAAGCGAGAGTCAAAGGATCAGTAATAGTATTTCCTTCATTTGTTTGGCATCGTGTAGCCCCTGTTACAAAAGGTACACGGTATTCGTTAGTAATTTGGAATTTAGGATTTCCGTTTAGATAGGAGTAGAAATGGCAAAAAAGAAACAAGAAGAAAAAGGTAATTTTTTTCAACAAAATAACTATGTTGTAATTAAAGGTGCAGTGCAACCAGAAGTTGCAAGTTTTACGTACGCATACTTTCAAAACAAAAGAGCAGTTGCATCACATTTAAAGGACACAAGATATATATCTCCGTTTGATCAAACATGGGGTACATGGGAAGACACACAAATTCCCGATACGTATTCTCATTATGCAGATCTTGCAATGGAAACATTAATGATTCGTGTGCTTCCAATCATGCAACAAGTAACAGAATTAGAATTAATTCCTACATACTCTTATGCTCGTATATACAAATATGGAGACACATTACACCGACACAAAGATAGACCGTCTTGTGAAATATCATGCACATTAAATCTTGGTGGTGATAAGTGGCCAATCTTTTTAGAACCTTCAGGTGATGAAGGTAAGAAAGGTATTCAAGTTGATTTAGAACCAGGTGATCTATTAGTTTATCGAGGTACTTTATTAGAGCATTGGAGAGAGCCTTTTGAAGGTTATGATTGTGGTCAAGTATTTTTACATTATAATAATAAAAACGGTGAGTTTGGTCAGCAAAATGCTTTTGATGGTCGACCTATGTTAGGCTTACCAGCTTACTATAAAAAGTAGACTTTACGTTTTGTTGGTGGTAAAAATACAATATGACATCCACATATTCAGATAGACTGAAATTAGAACTACAAGGAACTGGCGAAAACGCTGGTACTTGGGGTGATAAAACGAATAATAATCTTGATGTCCTTGACGCTTTTGCAGCAGGATATCTATCCAAATCTGTAGCAGGTAGTGCTGACGTTACACTGACCACGGCCAACGCTTCTGCAACCGCTGAATCTTCTAATAAAGTTATTGAACTAACAGGAACGTTGACTGGTAATATTACTGTCTTTATTCCTGCTAAAGAAAACAATTACATTTTTTTTAACAACACTGCGGGCAGCTTTAGTGTAACCGTAGCAGCAACAGGTCACACAGCTAATGGTGTTGCAATTACACAAGGAGGACACGCACAAGTTTATTGTGATGGATCTTCTGATTTTAATGTTGTCAATGTCTTTAGTTCCATGGGAAGTATCTCTACGAAGCTTGCAACATTTACAGGCGTAGCTACCTTCAATGACAACATATCTGTAGCAGATAGTAAATTTATTAATGTAGGAGCAGGACCAGACTTACAAATTTATCATAATGCAACTGACAGTTACATTGAAAATAATACAGGTGAGTTATTTGTTCAAGGTGACAATATTACTGTTCGATCAGATACAGGCACAGAAACATTTTTAACAATGGATGTAAATAATGGTGTTGATATTTTTTATGACAATACAAAAAAATTTGAAACGACATCTGCAGGTGTAACTGTAACTGGAGCTTTGACAGTTTCTACAACTGTAGCAGCTACCAACATTGGTAATATCACAGCTAGAAATCTTATCACTACAACTAGTACAGCAACTCCCGATAATTCAGCAGGTGCTGATGGTGATTTCTATCTCATTCATGACGCATAATGGCCAACTGGTACATTAAAGTCAGTAGTGCTTGGAAACAAGTCAACCAAGCTTTTTTTAAATCATCAAGTGCATGGAAAGAAATTCAAGAAGGCTATATTAAAGAAAGTGGTGTATGGAAAAATTTCTACACTGCCTTTGTAGCAACAGGTTTTACCACACAAACATCTAACACTACAGTAACTGTTCCCGATGGAGCAAACGCTATTCACGTTCAAGCTGCTGTTGGTGGTGGCTCTGGAGGCGTACAAGGTGCAGATTATGACAAAGCAGGTGGTGAATCAGCAGGCGCTGGTGGTGCCTCTGGTGGATATGTTTCTGATGAAGTTTATTCTGTCACAGAAGGTGAAACATTAACTCTAACAATAGGAGCAGCAGGTGCCGCTTCTACAGGAGCTAATGCATATAATCAAACCGCTGGTAATGGTGGTAACACTGTTTTATCAGGATCCACAACAGGAGCTATTTTTACTTTAACAGGTGGTACAGGTGGATCTGGTTTAAATGGTGGTGTTCAAGGACCTTTACGAACTAATAATCCCTCTGTTGCGGGAACAGCAACAGTGAATGCAACACCTTTGACATCAGGAAGTTTTCGAGAATCTGATGGCACATCAGTCACGTTTGCTTCAGCAACAACCTTGGATCAAGGACCAGTGGGAACATTTAATCAATCAGGTAATGGTGCTGCTGGAACAAATCCCGGAAACTGTAGTGGAGATGATTGCACTATAACAGGTGGTAATGGTGCAGCTTCTTATGCAGGAAATATTGCAGGTGGTGCAGGCACTATTAAAACTACGCCTAATAATGGTACACAAGGTTCGGGTGCAGGAGGTGGAGGTGCCTCAAGTGGTCCGGGTTCGGGTGCGGGCGGTGTTGGAGGAGCTGGCGAAATTAAATTTAGATTTTTACGAGTCAATTAAGGAAGGAAAATAATATGATAGAAGGCGATCTCAAGGATCATAATATAAAACTATATTTAGGCATGCCTATGTATGGTGGAATGCTCAGTGAAAATACACTACATGGTGTATTAGGACTACAAACCTGGACTGCAAAGTCTGGTGTTGGTATGAAACTACAAACAATGGGTAATGAATCATTAATTACTCGTGCAAGAAATACGATTGCATCTATGTTTTTAGATGATCAAAACTTTATAGGTTCTCATTTATTATTTATTGATGCTGATATTGGTTTTCAACCGATGAATATTGAACGATTAATTCGTGCAGATAAAGATATTGCTTGTGGTATTTACCCTCGTAAGTGTATTCACTGGAATCAAGTTAAAGACGCATTAATAAAAAATCCTGATCTTCCAGAAGAACAATTGCAATACAAAGCTTTAGGATACAATTTAAACTTTGAGAATCCACAAAGTATTAAATTACAAGGCGGGTTTTGTGAAGTCATGGAAGCAGCAACAGGTATGATGTTGATTAAAAGAGATGTCTTTAAAAAGATGAAGAAAGCTTATCCTGAACGTAAATATATATCTGATCAAATTATCAATGGTAAAAGCTGGCGTTCTGATAACTGTTATGACCTCTTTGGTGTTGGAAAATTACCTTGGGATGAGAGTGAAAGATACCTCAGCGAGGACTATTATTTTTCTAGACTATGGTCTAAGATCGGTGGTAAGATATGGGCGGATGTCGCTTCGCCATTACAGCATCATGGTAGTATGCATTTTAATGGTCATGTCGGATCCATGTTTAGTTTAGCAGATGACATTAACAAAAATACAACTCAAACCGGGGATACAGAAACAGACCAGTGATTTAGGTGCTGCTGGTAGTTATGTAGACTCTGACAACATTCGTTTTCGTTATGGACTTCCTGAAAAAATAGGTGGTTGGCAAAAGACCACAGACAATAGATTAATCGGTGTGGCTCGTGATGCTCACCATTGGGTTGCGCTTGATGGCACACGATTAGCGGCCCTCGGCACAGATAAAAAATTATACATTTATGCTAATGGTATTTTGTATGACATCACACCTGCAAGACAAACTAATTCTTCTGTATCCAATATTTTTACAACAACAAATGGTTCAGCCAATGTGACTGTTAATATTACAAGTCATGGAGCCAATGTAGGAGATATTGTCACCTTCTCTGGCACCACAGGATTATCAGGCACAAGTTTTACAGCAGAACAATTTGATCGAAGTTTTGAAGTTAAATCAGTAACAAGCACTAATGCTTTTGTGATTGAGCAAGATGCAACTGAATCTACAGGAACTGCTACAACAGGAACTGCAACTGCTGTTTTTGATATTGCTATTGCACCCGCCTTCTCCACCTTTGGTTATGGTTGGGGTACATCAACCTGGAATACAGAGACATGGGGTACGGCTCGTACAACATCATCCGTAACATTAGACGGAAGAGACTGGTCTTTGGATAATTTCGGTGAATTATTAATTGCAACCGCACTAGATGGATCAACATTTCAATGGTCTCCAACTTCTGATGGCTTAACAGGTAAAGCAAGTTTAGTTACAAACGCACCAACAACTTCAAAGTTTTCTTTAGTCTCTACACCTGATAGACATTTAATTTTATTTGGTACAGAAAAAACTGTCGGTACAGGTTCTTCACAAGATCCTTTACTCTTACGTTTCTCATCACAAGAAGATATTAATACATATCAACCTGCTGCAGAAAACACTGCAGGATCACTTCGTATACAAGATGGTTCTAGTATTGTTGGAGCAGATAAAGCTCGTGGTCAAATATTAGTGTGGACAGATACATCACTACATGGCTTACAATTTATTGGTCCACCCTTTACATTTGGATTAAATCAATTAGGTCGTAACTGTGGATTATTGGGACAACACTCCGCTGTTGTTGTAAGAGATGTGGCTTACTGGATGGGTCAGAATGCTTTCTTTGTCTTTGATGGTACCGTGAAAAAATTACCTTGTAGTGTTGATGACTTTGTATTTGAAAACTTAGATTTAACACAATCAGATCAAATCTTTGCTGGTGTCAATACAGAATTTGCTGAGATTATTTGGTTCTATGTAACTAATCCTGACAACATTGCACAACCACAAGTTAATCGTTGTGTTGTTTATAATTACTTGGAACAAACTTGGTCCGTAGGTACACTTAACAGAACATCATGGGTTGACCGTGGTGTCTTTCAGTTTCCTTTGGCAACAGAATATGAAGCTAACACTACAGCTAATACAACACCTACCGTGATTGGTTTATCTAATGGAGCTTCAAGTTACTATGAACAAGAGTTTGGTACAGATGCAGATGGTGAAGCTATGCCAGCATTTATACAATCAGGTGATTTTAATATTGATGAAGGGGGAGAACAATTGATGCGTATTGCAAGATTTATTCCTGACTTTAGAGATCAATCAGGTAATTTAACAGTGACGTGGAGTTTTAAAAACTATCCTTATGGTAATGTTGTTAGTCAAACAGTATCAACTGTTGCAACAACAGATACAAAAAAAGATATTCGTGGTCGTGGTAGACAAGCTAACTTTAAAATTGAAAGTAATACGGCAGCAGGTAATTTTAAAATGGGAACATTTACAATGGATGTATTTCCAGATGGACAACGGTAATGGCTAAGATACCTCAAACCCGATTTCCTGATCCACCACAAGATTACGATCCTAGAGCTTTTGCTGAAATGGTACGACAACTAGAACAGATTGTTCTACAATTAAATTCATCCTATCAACAAGATAATAAAGACGAAGTAAACCGAAGAACTACATTTTTTGCTACAGGAGGTACAACCGATGCCTGATCGTTTTAGAACCTTTGCTTTGAGTCCTGCAAATACAGGAGCAAATACATTATTTACAGTGCCTGTCGCTGATGTGGCAGCAACACCACCCGTTCCTGTGACTACTTTTATGGTCAAAACTATTGTTTTACATAATGATTCAGGATCTGGAACACTTAATGCAGTGTTGACTTATAATAATGGAAGCACTGATTTTGAGATAAATAATGTAGCCGTACAACATCAGGGTACAAAAATTATTAATGGCACCTTTGTTTTCGAAGGTGGTGACAGTTTAAAGGTAACATCAAGTGCTGCAAATGACCTTGTTATTAAGGTTTCTGTGCTTGAAATGAAGGACCAACAATAGTACAAATAAAGGTTAGAGATGCATAAAATAATAGAAGAACCAAAACTTTTAGGACACAAGGAGATCAATGGTGCACAAGTTCCCGTATATAGTTGTAAGACAGAAACTGTCATTACGAATACACGAACAAATGCAACTTATGAGTCAGAGGATGATTGTTCTGCTGACATTGATAATCCTGATACCGATACTACCGATGCTGATATTAAGAGAGATGTTACAATTTTTGCACCACGATTGGCAAGTTTGGGTGCATCAAATAAGAAAGAATAAAAATGCTTAAAGATATTTTTAAAGCTGCAAAAGATGTACTGAAAAGCCCTGTCGGTGGAGCTATTCTTGGTGCTGCAGTTCCAGGTCTAAATAAAATACCTGGACTTAGTGATGGTGTTTTAAGTTTATTAGATTCAAGAGTAGGAAGAGGACTTACTTCTGCAGGTATTTCTGCTTTATTGGGTGGCAATCCTCAACAAGCTTTAGGATCAGGTTTAGTAGCTTCCGCACTTGGAGAAGGAGAATTATTTGGTGGTGATGGAACCCTAACTAATAATTTAGTTAATTTTTTTAAAACACCCGAGGCTCCAACAGATATGGCTACATACGTAGTAGATGGATTAAAATTGTTAGACCCAGATGAAAAATTTAGTGACGCTCAAAATGAAGCAGCGAGAAATGCTTTAATGGAAGATTACACAAAAAAATATTCAAACATGGAATCAGGTTTTGCAAAATCTAGTCCTTATTTAGCAGCAGGTCTTGGAACTTATTTACAATATAAAGCTATGAAAGATGCTAAAGATAACCGACCTACTTACGATATGTCAGCTAATCCTTACATGGCACAAGGCGGCGGTGTACAAGCTTTTGCTCAAGGTAATGAAGTAAACTTTCCAAGAATGACAGGTGATATCAAAGGACCAGGAGATGGTCAGTCAGATAGTATACCTGCAATGTTATCAAATGATGAACACGTAGTAACAAAACAAGAAGTTGAAACCATCGGTAAAATGTATGGCGGAGATGTAGACACAGGACATGATGTTCTATATGCTATGCGTGGTGGTATTAAAGATTTAGGTGACCAAATGGGAGTAAGTTATACATAATGGCAACATATGATGAAATGATGATGCAACTTTACGGCAATGTAGGCACTGCTGGTCAAAAGTTTACATCTGATATATTAAGACCTTATGTAACTGGTCAAAAAACTACTACCCCTCCAAGAAAAGAAGTTTTAGGAGCAAATCAATTACAACAACAATATTTTGATCAAGCTGCGGCTATGAAAATGCCAGAATACTTTCAACAAGGTGTTGGCGCATTAACAACCGCAATGAGTACAGCAGGAAATGCTGCTACTACAGCTAACGCTGCTACAGGCGCTTACGATCCTCAAAGCTATCAAGCTTTTATGGACCCTTATCAAAAAGAAGTTGTTGATGAATACACCAAAGAAATGACTAGACAGTTTAATATTTCTAAACAACAAAGGGATGCCCAAGCACAAGGTGCTGGAGCTGCCTTTGGTGATCGTTCAGGTGTCGTTGAAGCAGAAGCACAACGAGGCTTTCAAGATACTTTAGGTAGAGGTATTGCTGGACTAATGTCATCTGGATTTGGTCAAGCACAAGATAGAGCTATGAACGCTTTTGGAAATCAAATGGGTAGAACATTAGATGCTTCAAAAATAGGTCTAGGCGCTGCAGATGCTCAACGAGGAGTAGGAACTGCCTTTGGTCAATTTGGATTAGCGGGCCCAAGTGCTCAACAAGACTTTATGGATACTTTAGGTAAAGCAGGCACCGCTCAATACGCCTTAGATCAATCTCAAAAAGATGCTGACTTTGCACAAGCTGCCGCTCAATATAAATTACCATTTGATGCTTTCAATTTACAATCAGGAATTGTTGCAGGTTTCCCATCTCCACAGCAGTTTTATCCAACACAGCAGCAGGGAGGAATAAATCCATTGATGGCTTTGTTCGGATAAAATGGCAAATGAAACATCTTTCGACATACTTTCTCAATTTTCTCCAGGACTTGAGAACCTTACATTAAGCACACCAACAGGTAACTCTGCTAGTGTTACTATTAGTGATCCCTCATCACAACCAGAGCCAGAACAAACTCAACAAGTTAACCCTGGTGATCAATTTAGTTTAAATGCTCAAAGACAAGTCAATATTATGTCTGATTATTATGCAGGCACTTACTTACCTACAATAGAATTAAAACAACAAAACATTGATGATGCCAAAGAGGCTATGGGTTTTGGTAAGAGATATACTGCTGATGATTTTAAATCACAGTTTCGAAGAGAGTTAGGTGCTATACCAAAGACCAAAAGCACAGAAAAAGCATTTCGTTTACTGTATGATATTTTGACAAAGAAAAGTGATTATAGAGGAGCAGGTGCTGTCATGGATGTATTATTGCAATCAGGTGGTGCTTACATGAACCGTGAACAAGCTGAAAAAGCACAACAATTAAAACAAAAGATGTTGGTCAATGAAATGGCTATCAAACAAGCTAATGAAATGAATCAAATTATGCTAGGTAAAGAGGCTGAGTTAACATTGAAGGGTATGGGTTACACAGAAGACGCTCTTCAAACAATGTTAAATTTTAATACAAATACTCAAAGTAAATTTATTCAACAAGAAATAGACAGACTAAATAACATACAAAAAAGTGATTTAACAAAAGACGAAAAAATTCTTCAAATGCAACTGGATTCTACTTTGAAGAGTCAACAAATGGATATTGATCAAGCAAACAATTTATACAATCATTCTTTGACAATGTTACGTAATCCTGAAAAAGCTTTTCCTAATCTTCTTTATACAACAGATGGTGGAAAGACAATTCAGTCCATACCTGTACAATTAAAACCCAATCCTGTGGATGGATCTCCTATGTATCAAATGGGTAGAATGATGGATTTAGCAGATGGTTCACAAGTCATGGTCTACGATCAAAATATTCCAAGTGAATGGGATGTACGAGGTTTATATACAGGCGATGCTCCAGGAACAGAAATGAAAGCAATGCAATCTGGTTTAGGCGCAAAGAATATTTCTGAAATCGGTGGTGATTATTTTGTCTTAACACAAGCTGTTGATGAGATGCAAGAAATTTTAGATGAGAATGCAGCATCAATTGCGGCAGGACAAGGACCAACAGTTGGTACAGCAGGTTTCTTAAAAGGAACTGCTCAAGAAATTAAATTTATTAGTGCTGATGTGATGAATACATTATTTGGAACAAGCCAAAAAGCTTCTTCTTTAGGAACAACACTTGAGAATTTAGGTGAAACAAATTATCAAAAAGACATAGCTAACTTTAGATTGTTAAATCAAGGAACAGAAATAAATCCTGAGATAGTTCCTGATTTTGATTCATCTATGCCTGTTACTTATGAAATACCTAGTAAGGGTGTGGTTGGTGCTGTTACTCAAGGTATGTTGGGTGGGAAGTCTACAACAGAACAAACATCATTAAGAGATATGTTTGACATGGGATTCTACACACGTCTAGGGTACAACTCGGTTTATGCAAAAAACAAAGTGAGAGAAAACTATCTTGTATATGCTATCGCTCGTTCTTTAAAATCATCAGGTCGATTGAACGTAAATGACGTAGAAACTGCAAGACAAATGTTAACTATTACAAGTGCTTTCCAATCAGCAGCAGGTGTTGAAACAAAGGTACGTGAAATTCAAGGTATTCTAAATCAAGCTGCACAAAATACTGTAGCAAAAACATTCTTGGATGGCACCAGTATTTTAGATAACAACTCTGCTTTAAAACAAGATTATGAGAACAGATATGGACCTATTATTTTAGAAGGTCAGGAGCCAACAATAACTACTTCACCAAACAGTAATGATAATAGTATGGAAGATCAGGGCACTATTTATACAAACCCTGATGCGCCTGAATTTGATATAAGTGTAATAGGAGGTGGCTAATGCCTGAAGTAAATTTATTAGGTAAAACTTTGGAGTTAGAAAATCCCGGAGCTCCTACAGAAAATGATATTACTACAATTAAAAATACTTTTCGTATTCCACTTGATTATAGTTTAGATCAAACAAGAAGTGCTTTGGCACAAATGAAAGAAGCACAATCAGCATCTTCACAAACAAATGTTTTAGCTGATATACCTTCACAGTTTCCTCCAGGATCTCCAGAATATAATAATTTAATGGCTGAAAAGATTGCTGATGTTAATAATAGAGTAAAGTTTTCAAACGATCCTCTTAACTATATTTCAAATAATTTTACTGAAAAGTATATACGAGTACCAGGCACTGATATAACACCACTGCCCAAGGACATTGTATCAAAGCCTTCGGCTGAAATGGTCGGGGGTTTTACAGGATTAATCGCTGCAGGTGGTGTTGACTTTTTAACCAGAGGTGTAGCAAGAAATCCTTCAACTTATCTTGCAGGTGAATATTTAGGAACTATGGCTGGAGGTCAAACTTATGATTTAGTAAATGATTTTTTAAGATATGCCAATGGACTAGAACCTAGAGATGTGGAAGAAAAAATTGATCAAGGTTTACATGATGCTTATTTAAACTTAGCCTTTACAGGAGGGTCTATGGTTGCCGCTCCTATCTTTAATGCTTTTAAAGGTAAAATAGGAAGAGCTACTTTTGGTATTAAACCAAAATCAGAATCATACAAAAAAGCAAAAGAATTATCCGACACCTACGGCATACCTTACAGTATTATTCAAGCTACGAACTACGGACTATGGAAAAACTATCCAAAAGTTATTGGTGTATTTCCATGGGTAGGTAAACCCTTTAAAACACAACAACAATCAATAGATGAGTCTATTAGACAATATTTAAAAACAATGTCTAATGGTCTAGCTCCAACACAAACAGTATTTAATCTAGCTGGAGACATAACAAATATATTTAAAAACAATTATAAATCAGTAAGAGCCGCACAAGGTATTTTGTTTGATGATTTCTATAAATATGCTGACAAATTAAGAGGCAAAAAGATTATTGATATTACAGCTTTTAAAGGTAGAGCGGGTGATGTATCTGAAAGATTTCAAGGTAATGTACCAGAAGGTTCAGCAGGTCAATTAAGATTTCCTGGTGACTCCGCACAAAAAGCTTTTGGTAATTTTTATCAAGACTTACAAAATCTTCCTGATCAAATTACAATGGAACAAGCTATAGAATTAAAGAGAGTCTTTAGTGATTTTACAGCTAACTTTGAAGGAACATTCAAAGGTGGTAAAGTTCCTATCAGAGAGGCCAGTGCTTTAAATAAATTAGCCTTAGTATTAGAAAAAGATTATATGAATTTAAAAAACATAGATAACGCTATTGATTCTGCAGTTTTTGAAACTGCACAAAAGAAATATGCAACTGCGGTTGATTTCTTTTCTAACTCTATGTCACGTTTTGAAGGCGGAGTACCAAGTAGTATTAAAATGGCAAAGCCTTCTTTCTTTTCACCAGGAGCCGATGTTAGTGGCATGCTATATACTGATGAAGCTTTCAAAGTAATTTTAGAAAGAGCAAAAAATAGTAAAGAGGCAATGACTCATTTAATTAATCTTGCACAGCCCTCTGAATGGGAATTAAAAGCTTATGCAAAAGCAGGTAATAGAGATGGTGTGTTAGAGAACGTTCAAGTTTATTTAAAAGACATGGATCCTGACAGTAAAACTTTTGAACAATATGTACAAAAGACAATACCTGTTGTATCCGCTGGACCACAATCATCTAAGAAAAGGATTATGAGAAAGCTTATTGATGATGCTTTTTATAAATCTATACAAGGTCTTCCTGCAGGTAAAAACTACACAGACTTCTTAGACGAAGCCAATATTTCACCAGAGGCCATAAGACAAAAAGGATTAGAAAAAGTCGGACAAAATATGATGCAATATAAAGATGTTGTATTCGGAGTAAAAGAATTTGAAAAGTCATTAGGTCTTGATAATCCAGACGGTATTGAAATACTTAAAACCGTGCTTGACGGAACAGGGACCAAGGTCGATGACATTAGAAAATTCTTAACTGCAGCCGAGAGTGCAGGTAGCTTTGTAGTACCTGACGCTTCAACCTTCTTACAAAGACGATTAACCTTGACTGGTTTTAGAGGTTTATTACTGCTTAATGCAGGTAAACAAGCCGCTAAAACAGGAGCGGGAGTGGGTATTACACTGACTAACGTAATGATTCCATTGATTATGAGATATGGCTCTGAGCTTCTAACAGATCCTAAAGCCTTAAAAGCAATGACAGAAGTAATAGATACTAACGTTGTTAGTGCTTCTAACATGACGACATTGATGAATTGGGCAAATGGAACAAGTATGCCAAAAGATAATGAAGATGCAGAAATGTTAGATAGAATCCAAGAGATTGACAGTGCAGTATTTAATTTAATGAAGACACCACAAACAGATCAAGAGTTTATGCCTGCTAGAGAAGAACAATATAAAATGGAACAATCAGGTAGGTTGGATGAAAATCAAACTTTAATACAAAATTATTTGAATCAAGTTTTGAATAATCCTGCGATACCTGTATCATCTCCTGTAGACATGCCAACTTTTACACCTAACCCAAGTCAATTACCTAGAGCTGTTCAACAAGAATTAGCGACAGGTACAATTGATGATGCTATTAATCAACAAATGTTATCGAAAGGATTAGGCTCTTTATAATGAATAATTCGTTATTAGATACTGCTGTTGTTCCTATTCAAAAGCTTGAGAATGCTAAGCCTTCCAATGCAATGATAAATACAGGTCAATCAGAACCAAAATATTTTTCTTATGGTGGTAGTGTCGCTCCTCCTGAAGTTCAATTAGCTGAACCACCTCCTATTAATCTTGCTTTTGGTGGTCCGCCAAACGTACCAGTAGTACCAGTTGCTAAAACGGTAGAAGCTACTACATATTCTGGAGATACAGTTGGTGAAGGCATAGGAAATTTTGCTGAAATGGATCTTTATAACAGAGGACAATTTCCACAACCAGGTGTATATAAACAAATAGAAGGAGCACCTGAAATGTTTGATAAAGAAAATCCTGTTTTTAAATATGGTGAAGATAATCAAACCATTATGCAACAGGTATCCCCTGAAATAAGAATGATATTACAAGCACAAATAAATAGAAACGGAATTAATCAAATGATAGACGACTCACCAATTGCAAAATTAAAATTCAAACAATACACAGAAATATAGACATGAGTAAGATATTACAATATATTAGGAAGATATTTAAGAAGGGAGAACCCGATGAACATCAAGAGCATTGGGGAATAGGATCATGATAGATTTAACAGATGACTTGAAAGCACGAGTGCGTTTGCACGAAGGGGTACGTACTCAAATGTATCCAGACAGTTTAGGCAAAGCCACGATCGGCATAGGCCACCTTATTCAGCCTCACGAACGGACACGATACGCTGAAGGCGTAGAAATATCCATGGAAGAAGTCGAAGAACTATTTGATATAGACTTGAATAGAGCTGCTGCGGGGGCTGATCTATTGATAGATGAGTGTGTTGGACACGATTTACCAGACAATGTATCCGAAGTTATATTAGAAATGGTATTTCAATTAGGTACCAATGGTGTTCGTAAGTTCAAAAACATGTGGAAAGCTATGCGTGAAAAACGCTGGAAAGATGCCGCTACTGAGATGAAAGACTCGAGGTGGCATGAACAAACAACCAAAAGATGTGAGAGTCTTGCGGCAATAGTGGAGGCGACCAATGTCTAACGGAACAAAACAAAAATTAACACCTGCTCAAATTAAGAAAATGATGGCTAAATTCATGAAAGATCAGAAATATTTAGCAGGTAAAAAATTAAGAAAACCAGGAGCAAACGTTGCAGATAAATCATTAGCTGGAATGCGTAGTTCTTCAGGTAGTATGCTAAAACAATTAATATCATCTAAGCCAAAATTGGCAAAAAGAGGTGGTAAAATGAAGAAAAAGAAGTAGGATACGGATATGAGTAAAGGAACTAAAAAATCTAGCGGTGATGCAGAATTAGCACAAATATATAAGAAAATGGAAAATGAGATCAGAGCTGCTGAAGCTCTAGCTAGTGGACTCAAGCCATCTGGTAGAAAGTCTTATAAAGATAAACAAGCCGCCATGAAAACAGTTCAAGATTTAGACTTAACATCTAAAAATGTACCTGGTGGTCTATTTAAAAAAGGTGGTTCTGTAAAGAAAAAGAAAAAGTTTCCAGATCTTAGCGGAGATGGTAAAGTCACTAAGAAAGACATATTGATGGCTAAAGGTATCATCAAAAAGAAACCAAAGAAAAAGAGGTAATAATGAAAAAAACCGAAGAAAATAAAAAAGAGCAAGTTGTAGCACAACCACAACAAAGCACACCTGATTCTAATGGTAAGTATAAAATTGTTAGAGGAAAAGCTAGAGGTGGCGGAGCAGCTACTAAAGGTTTAGGCTATAACGTAAGCCCTAACTAATCCAACTTTTTAGTTCATCACCCATCACTTGACTGGCTATGTCGACCTTGTTCTTCAAGGCAGTTAATATCTTTTCATCAACCGTTCCCTGACAAACAAAGTCAACATAGGTAACTTTATTCTTCTGACCAATTCTGTGAGCACGATCCTCGCTTTGTAATCTTATTTCAAGATCATAATTGTTTGAAAAGTACACAACAGTGTGAGAGGCAGTAAGAGTGATTCCATATCCACCAGTCTTAGGGTTCGCAACAAGGTACGTGAGA